GAATGATCTGCTACTCAGACCGTGCGGGTACAGGGTTCAAGTCGTGGGGTTCGATCTTCGGTAAGAAGTTCGTTGACCAGTACGAGGAGAAGAAACTGTCTACTCTACTAGACCAGTACTGGTTCAATGGCAAGTCATTCTACAAGCTCCTTAATGGCGGACCTGTGGCAATACCAAAAGAACAACTGGTGCTCGAACTCCGTAAGGCTGGCTTCAGCCCTAAGCTCAAGAAGAACCAGACGGTGTCGGAGATCGAACAAGCCATCCTCACTATCTCCAACGACTGCCGTGTCGAAGAGGTCGCGCCTGTCGTGTTCTCCAAAGAGCGAGTGGTTGACTACTACGGCAGGAAGATCCTCAACAACTGTAGGGCAAACGCCGTGCAGCCAGCCGACAATGGAGATCCAGCTAACTGGCCGTGGATTCATTCATATCTCATGCCGTTCTTTGCGAAGGACAGTGACGGCAAGGAAACGCTGCCGTATTTCCTAGCGTGGTTCCAACGCCTGTACAAAGCGGTGCTTGAATGCCGACTCGATCAAGGGCAACTGATGATCCTATTGGGGCCAGCCGGACACGGTAAGACCCTACTCACCAACAAAATTATTGGCGCTTCGGTCGGCGGGTTTAGTGATGCCTCGGACTATCTGTCAGGCAAGACCAGCTTCAACCGTGACCTCTGCGGATCTGCCGCTTGGGTTGTGGACGACCAGACAGCAGCAGCGACCTACGCCGATCAGCGCAAGTTCGTCGAACTTACCAAGAGATGTGTAGCCAACCCTAGACTTGAGTACCATGCGAAGTACGCGGACGCCATCCCGTTGCCTTGGTCCGGTAGGGTTATGATGTCCCTCAACCTTGATGCCAACTCCCTTGCCGCCCTGCCGTCACTTGACAGCAGCAACCGAGACAAGATCATTGCGTTGCGTATCAATAGCGGACACAAGGTGAAGTTCGGCTCAAACGAGTTCGTAGAGAACACGATCAACACCGAACTGCCGTTCTTCCTCAAGTGGCTTTACGACTGGCAGGTACCGATTGAGATAAAGGATTCCAACCGATTCGGCGTTAAGACTTACATTGACTCATTCATCGAAGCCGCAGCTTACGATAATAGCTCGCGTTCTGCTATTGCAGAAATGGTCGAGTTCTTCGCTAAGAAGGTCCGTGAAACCGTATCTCTTACCAAGTGGCGCGGCACTCTTACTGAGTTCACCGTTGTGCTACAAGAATGTAACGGCGGTCGTAGCGTCGGCAACAGCGGAAATCTGGAGTTCGTCCGTCGCGGCATGACGGTCCTCGAAGAGGTAAGTCAGCACAACAAGAACGTACGGCCTGTACGGAGCAAGGGTCAAGGTGGCGGCAAGATCTGGGAGATTGATCTCTCAGAGGCGTACGACATCGATCAAGGCGGCGACTTCTAAGAAATCAACGGACCCGCTTCTTCGTGATCTTCACGGAGGGCGGGTTCAGTTCTGAGATGGGTACCACAAACTCATCAGAGAAAGATAGCTTGCCATCATTTGGATCAACATTGCCTTTAGGCAGGAAGGTTGCTTTCGCAATAAACTCTTTTGCTGGCAACCAACCAATAATAGTGGCGAGAGTCATTTGTTGGTTACACCTAACAAAATAGTAGACATCACATTTGCTGCCTATCTTTTCTGCACTGGACTCTGCACCGTACACGCGAGCCACATAATGGGGTTCCGGCACACTAGCGGCCTTAGTCGTTTTCACGTCAATGGTTACGCCGTCTGGCATAGTGATGTCGTAAGCGAAGTTTATGTCGCCTACCCTGCTGCCGCCGATCTCACGATGAACAAGCATCTCGCCCATCATTCCAATCTCGTTGCCCCGACCTCTTGCGATTGAGCCCCTGAGCACACCCATCGCTTTGGCTTCAGCGCGTGCTTGTTTCCGGTCTTCACCGGAAGGTTTAATGACTATCATTAGTACAGTTGGTAAATACGATTAAGGTTGCCAGTACCGTATGGGTCAACATTCAGCCTCGGGATGGCAGCGCCCCTTGAGGTGGCGGCTTCCTCTTCCATCAGCTGCATGCACTTGTTCCAGTGGTATTCGGCACGCTCGATATCGGCGTTATCCTCCATCAAGCGGCCCATAAGACCGTGCTTTAGAGCACCGACATTTCCGACATACACGATGTCGTTATCGGAGCGCACAGGTTGGAAGGCTCGTTTGCAGAGAACATGAACGACAGTTTCGTCATTGGTCGAGCGGTTCAACCTGAATCTACGATAGCGAGTGACGCCGGAATCCGGTCCGACTGTGGCAATTGTGGTATCGGAATTGCCCGCAGTAGTTCGGATGTCGTAGGCATCCGTAAGACCGTCGAAGCGGATACTAATCACAGCGTTAATGTCCTCTGCAAACGTGAGAGGCACATCGTTGTCGGATACGGTATCGGTGGTTGACTGATAAATCTTATCGCCATCTGTCGCTGTGACCACGATCTCGCCGCCGTCATTAGGATTGAAATTGGTTTTCGTCGGTGACTGGTCGGACGGAACAATGTGCAAAGTATCGGTAGCGGTAGTAATCAACCGCTTCAACGGGTGAAAACCAGCGTCAACCAGACCCCATGTAAGGTCAGCTGCGCCGACCCCCATGCCGACCGATTTGAAGTCGTGCCACAAAGAACGGACGGGCACTGGCTGGTTATCCACAATGGTGTGAAGTACCGAATCGGCTTCGTCCGGCAGCGTAACGCAATTGTCAACAACAGGCAGACTGTACTGGATAGTAAGATCACGGTAAGTCCCCATGTTGTAGATACGAGACAAGACCTGATTAAGGCTTGTCTTGAACTCGCCGTCTGGTTCGATGTACTGACTGAGCATCGGAACCAGCTGATTTACCGTAGTGGCGGGCATTACTTTTTGGGTTTAACTTTGACGTCGCCGGAATGTAGTTCGCCCTTCAGCTTGCCTTGCTGCTTGTCGCTCAGGGGGCTTACCTTACTAAGCAGATAAGATACCTGTTTCTTGGTCTTGGTCTTCATGGTGGGTATAGGGTACAGGAAAAAGGGTGGGGGGTCAAGTACGGTTTTACCACTTTCCGATAGGGCATTTCTCAGTAGCGATGCGGAGTTTAGCCTGTGTGGAGCAGCCGCACTTCTTGCAGCGACCTGTCCCGCCGAAGGCTGTGGGGTCCCATAAGTCACAGGCGGAGCAGATTGTTTTACGGTCTTCGAGTACGTCGTTAGCTACAACCTGAAACCCACTACTAGCCCACCGTAATATTGAATTACTCAAAGTACCAGCCATTTCTAAAACTGAAACAGTACTACTTACCTCTTGATCTTGTTGGTTTCTGTCAAGCTGCTGCTTATGCGCTGTATTGTTTTCTCCGTTTTTCACGCACAGTGCACATACTCCTTTACTCGGAAAACCCCCATAAAAATCTAGGGAGCAACGGTTGGAAGAGTCGGAAATACTTATTGCGTACTGGCACATTATTCTAGAGTAAAGGTACCCGAATCTTGTGTTGTATTTTGATTCGGTGGTATACCAGTTGTCAATGATGCTGTACCACTTCCTGATATAGGTAGGGGGTTTTGTATTACAGCGAAGGGAGTACTTGAAAAAGCGAGACTAGATTGTGTACCAGTAGCAATAGCCGTTACTGATAAGTAACAAGCATTATTGTCATTATAAATAGAAAGTCCAGCACCTGCAAGAAAAAGAAATCCGAACGGTACACTCAATACGGTTCCGTTGGCTGAAGCCCCAGATAGATTGTCAAACCTAGCAACAAGAGAACCACTGACCAGTGTACCAAATTGAACAGTAAGCAATACCGATGAAACACCAAAGAGACCAGCCAATGAATTACAGCTAAGGCAACACGGGCACTCGGTAGTAGACACATATGTCGCCATATTTGATTAGATGTTCAGGGTAACGGTAACGGAGCCCTCACCGCACTCTGCGTCGATTGAAGCTGAATTAAGTCTGCTCTCAAGAGCGGCAATCAAAGCACGCAACTCTGAATCGTCATAGACCCCACCATTATTATTTCGGTCTTTTTTGTGTACCTTAACCTCTTCCTCGGCACCCTTTTTCTGTTTGGTGTCGCGTGTGGTGCTTTTAGCAATTTCCCTTTTGTGGCCGTTAAAAAGGTCATCTTTAGCCTTTTGCGTTTTATCACGGAGGGCATCACGATTCGCTCTAGCTTCCGCTTTACGTTGTTCACGCTGCATCTGTAGCATATCCCTATGGTAGGATTGCCTATCCCCAAACTCGTCGTAATAATATCGGTCTCCCATATTAAATAGTTATAGTTACTGCAACAGAGCTGCCAGCAGTTGGGGACGATATACCAAATGTCGGTGCTGGAGACTTAATTGAGGTTGCTTGTAAAGATGTGCCATCAGAATCAAAAACAAAATATGGCGCTAGATTTTTATCTTTCTGAAGCGTTGTAGCAGCTGAAGCAGCAGGTCTAGTTTTATATTTTGAGTTATGGATGTTTTGAGCTAACGTTTGAGCTTTTTGTTGGACGTCGCTGGGTATCTCTATTTTACAATCACCAATACTACCCGTACGCGTCTGCCATTGTTCAGCAGAGAGTATTGTATTTATATCATCAATTGAATCGCAGATAACAGGGAAATAAGAGCGTGCGACGCCCAAATAATATAGTCGTTCTGGTATTATTATATTACACGACCCATATGTGCTTGTAAAAACCACAGATGTTTCTTTTTGTGCATAAAACAAAGTATATTGTGGGGATACTAGATCATTAAATATTTTGTATCGTACCTCATAATCAGGTTCAAAGTTACTCAACACATGCCTAACCCTCGTCTGACCAGTAGTTGTTGTAACAAATTTATTGGAATAAAGACCGTCGATGTTTATTAGCACAACACTGACTTCGTACAGATCCAAGACTGTTTTACTTACTTCATAACCAGCAACAAAGTCCCCACCAACCATGAGTTGAAAGAAATCATCTGAAATTGGTAGGTCTGGAGTAACTGCGTACTTAAGCCCAGATACATCTATATCCTCTTCATTGACAGTGATATCAATTGGTCCATGTATGGAGGTCGGGAGTTCAATTTGTTGAGCATTTGCATTGCCGTCAATAGCAGTCGCAACACCAATGGTCTCGCGCTTAGGTCTAAGTTGAACTATCGGATATTGATCACGGATAGCTTGTGGGTCATCAGTTAAAAACCGAATAATCTTAGCTGCATAAGGGCCCGTGGGTGGGCTTTGCAAATCGTAATCAATATAATAAGCTGTGTCAGTATCTGTAGAACCGTCAGCATTAATCGTCGTAGCCGATACAAATTTAATATTAACTGAATTTAATTTGTTTGGGAAATTATAATCAACATCCTTCGGTACGTCAGGTAGGCGGATAGGTATAAACTTACCGTTGCTGTCCAACATACTCTCAAGACCGACAATACGTGAGACAGTCTCGATATCGTACCAATTATTTACGTTCTCTACCTGCACAGTGACACCAACGGAGTTTTGTACCGTAGGTCCTGTGCCTTTTTTAATGATCGTCTGTGTTACAGACACAGCTTTTTCGATATTATCATCGTACTTTATAGACGTCCGCACCTTAGGTAAGTAGACACGCTCAATCACCACATAGAGGTTATCGAGTGGTTCTGGTGCCTTCTCGATGTTTTCACCGACAAAAACAAATCCGCCGTACACAGCATCAGATGAACCAAACTGCGGATCAGCGGACGTACCGACTGTCGGTATGGTCGCGTTGTACGAAGCTCTATTCAAATACTGAGCCCTCGGAATAATGTAGGTTCTTGTAAGAGCCCTTCCGTCCTCGTCAACAAAGTTGTATAGGTCTTGATTGTTCCTGTCTGCGGCATAGTAAAACCGATACAGGATGCCGGAGTCGCCTTCCGGTACGATATAGATCAACTTGTGGTTGGGCCAGTTGGCGACATCGTAGTGGGCGCTGCCGTAGGTCGGCGTAGTTGTCGGCATAGAGCCGATTTCGTAGAATAGGATGTCCGTACCCAACGGAGTAACACGCTGAAGGAACCTTTTCTTAGCCGGATTGGACAGCGAATTGACAGCATCAGTCGGTGCTACAAACTGTTTCTTGAGTAAGAACCAGTCGTCCGAAATCTGGTCTCCAATAAAAAACGAACCGTCTGCTTGTTGACCCCAGAAAGGATTGTTTGGGTTGGCAAATAGATCCTCGACTTTACCAGCACCATTTACGTCTGTGCCTCTAGGATAGACAACCTCGTCAGACTCAAGCGACCTACCAGTTACGTTATCGTAAACAACACCGTCCAGTTTCACGCCACTTGTCGGGGTAGCCCTAGATACAGTGCGAATGAGTTTTACATCCGGATTAAGTTGGTCTTCTTTTTTACTGAGTTCCGAGCCAGAAAGCTGCGGCATCTCTGCAAGACCTTCAGCGATTTCTTCGGTGATCTCCTGCTGGATTGATGTCCTAAAGCGGTCTGGTAGCGGGTCAACTCGATCAGCAGCATAAGATAGTTTATACTCCAGAAACGCTGTCTCAACATACGTATGCACTTCGGCCACATACAAAGAGTCTAGTTCCTGCTGCTCGATGCGTTGTTGTTGGCGGTCAAAGAATATGTAATCAACGCCATCAAACTTACCTTCTGGTATGTTTGGTATTGGTGTACCAAACGCAATATCAAGGGGCTCAAACCCTTCGCGTGGAGTCACATAAGAGCGTTGGATAACGCGGAACTCTCTACCGCCGACGTTACCAATTATGTTCCTATAGCCAACAGAGAAGTTGTAGAGATCCTGATTCTCTCTGTCGGCAGCATAGAAGAACTCAAAAATCTCATTACGCTCGATATCAACAGGCTTAATGAACACCAATTTGTGGTTAGGCCACTTCGTAGTATTCGGATGAGGCGTGCCGTATTCGGGAAGATTCGTACGGTTGCCGTCACGGACCTCGCTAAACAAGACATCCCCGACAATAGGTGTGGGGAAGATCTTGCGGTCTTGCCTATACGGGGCTTGTGGTAATTGGGAGACTGGCATATTAGAATACGGGGGTTGCGACTAAGCGCATACGCTGCGGGGTTCCGGTTTCGGCACCCCCTACGGAAGCCACAAAAATCTCAACGTAGTCATTCGTGGCAAATTCGATGATCCAGTTTGACACCAGCTTGGCGACGCCTACACCAGCTTTAGTTGGGCACACCGCATTACACTGTGTGGCGTTAATCACCGTTCCGTTTTTTGCAATTTTAATACTGAACTGTGCCCCATCAGTAGCTGAAAACATATCCATGCTGGCGAACACTAAGAACTTACGAGTCTCGGAGCCTGTATAGCGCAGACGGTTATTTACACCGTTTATATCAAATTCAGCGGCTGCATCCAGACTCGTATTGATGACTAACTTAGCATAAGTAGTAGTGTATGCTGTTGATGTTCCCGCAGTCTGGCCTCCAATCTGGCCGTAGGCTGAGGCTGCAACGCCAGTACCGCCATTAGCGACAGGCAAAGTGCCTGTCACATCTGTCGTGAGGTCAACCTGCCCATATGAAGGGGCAGTGAGAAGTCCGGTTGAACGGAGCACAGTATTAGCCTCCCCACTGGCGAGTTTCGATAGGGTTGTAGAACCGCTCGCATACAGAATATCTCCGATGCCGTACGAACCCTGTCCAGTTCCACCATTACCGGCAAGGAGTGTGCCTGAGACGTGTGTCGTAAGACCTACTTTTCCGTAGGCTGGGGCTACGCCTACACCGCCAGATAGGAGAGCATTACCTGTAGCTACGTTGACAAGTTTCGATAGAGCCGTAGAGCTGCTCGCATACAGAATATCTCCGATGACGTAGGACGCCTGTCCTGTTCCACCATTACCGGCAAGGAGTGTGCCTGAGACGCCAGTAGTAAGGGGCAGACCAGTGCAGTTCGTGAGTGTGCCGGAGTTTGGTGTGCCGAGATCTGTACCACTGCCGAGAGTTTTATTGGTCAATGTTTGTGTTGCAGTAGTGCCGACCAGATCTCCAGCTGGTTGGGTCACAGCGGTAAAAGCATTTGTTCCATTCCCTTTAAGGATACCGGAAAGAATAGCTGCGCCAGTGCCGCCTTTATCAACAGGCAGTGTACCTGTCAGATCGGTAGACATATTGACAGCGCCCCAGACAGGAGCCGCTGCGCCATTAGACTTCAAAAACTGACCAGCCGTACCAGCTGACAGCATCGCGGTTGTATTCGCTGCTGTTTGATACGGTACAGAACCAACAGAGCCACTAGCGAGATTTGTTGCTGTGGTTGCGGTAGCAGCAGTACCTGTTGTATTTTGGTTAAGGGTCGGAAAGTCACCAGCGACAGCGATCGATGGCGCACCAGTACTGGTCGTGTTTTTTACAATGCCAGTAGCCAGACCAGCCATTGAGACGTTGTTGATTTTGGTTACAGTTAGTACACCAGAAGCATCTGTGACATCTCCGGTATGAGTGATGTTAGAGACCTTAGCAGTATTGGTGACGTGCTGATTAAAAATAGCTGCGCTCATCAAGCCACTGACGCTTGACGTTGCGGTTGGGATCACGTCGCTACCACCAGTAATGTGGGTGCTGGCGTGGCTGGACGGAACTGAAACGCCAGCGTCTGAGATGGTCAAGATGTAGGTATCTGATGGCATGGTATTAACTGATTGGGTCTACTGGAACTCCTTTAGTGATGTTGGCTCGTACGATTACGGAACCATAAAGAAGACGCTCCATGACTGTTCCGCGTTTCATGAAGATGTCGTACTCGTAATCTCCAGCTGGTTTAAGCAGTAGGGTATTTGCCTCTGTAAGGGCTAAGGAAACCTGTCCATTAACACCACTATCGAGAATAGTTGTTGTAAATGACACTACTTCTTTCTTAGTAGCCGTCTCACGGATATCAGCATAGAACGTAGCACTGCCGATATTGACGGCAGCACTAGCCTGATTCTGGATCGTCAGCACGAAGTTGTATTCGGCAGCGCGATCAATTGTGATATCGTAGTTAGCGGCGAGCATTTTAGTTAATCTTAGAGGGCTCTATAGAAGATAGCTGTTCCGGTGATTACACCAGTGCCGCCAGTAATGGGGGTATCAATGCGGAGTAGTGCTGGATAGGTGATCGACGTTTGAGTACCAGAAAGAAGTGGAGCATTTAGGGCCGTCGTAATTGTGCCAGAAGTAACCCACTGCATAGCGCAGTAATCACCAGCAGGAACGGTTGTAGCGGTCACGATTACAGCACCGCCGCGTCCGGCATTTTGTTTGAGGATTGTGTCAGTCATAGGAGTAGTCTATCTAAAGGTTAGGGTTTAATCAAGGGTTGTTGGTTGGGTTATAGAATGAATCCAGCATTTACGGCGTAAGTTCCGCCAACAATTGTGACAAATGATGAATTAACCGCTTTGTTTGAATTAGCAAATGAACACAATACGGATCTTGCACTTGCCGCTGAAATTGAATTAGTCGCGTTAGTATAAAAGAATGGATCACCAATAAGGCGAACGAACTTATTAGTTCCCGTTGTTGTGGTGAATCTAATACACGGATTTGTTGAATATGTCATTGCCCTACCGCCTTTGATTGCCAACACACTTGCGGTGGAATCATTTCCATATTCCAACGAGAAGAACGTGCAGTTATTGCTGTTGTCTAACAATGTTTCGTATTTCGCTCCAACTGTACCACCAACAATCTGAAAACATTTAGTGCCGTAACATGCGATTGTCCAGCAGTCGCAAGACATCTGCGCCTGTGATCCAGAAGTTGGGAAATATGCAAATCGAGAGCAATAGGTAAACTTTACAGCGTAGTGTAGGTTGCTGCTTGTACCAGCGCAGCTAATTATGGTTGATGCCAGCGCGTAAACAGTTTCAGCATTTACAACTAGAACTCCAGTTGACACATCAAAAATTGTCGCAGCATTCAGTGGTGACGTTGTGGTGTTTATGGTGGCGCACTCAACTGAGCACAGTTGTGTTTGCAAGCCGCCTCCAGATTGAACCCAAAATGTGGTTGTGCTTCCTGTTATGATAAACTGACCGCCTCCGCTAATTGATTTGGATTCGTTTGCGGTTAGCGAAAATACAGGACCAGAAACGCTACACGTAACAACGGCTCCCTCTTCAAGATGCAGGTAGCCCTTGCCATTAAGGCTGATTGTGCTAGTGATTGTATAACTACCAGCGCGAACACGGACCGTGTCACCGCTTACTGATGCAGCCATAGCTGCGCCAATAGTGGCAAACGGCACGGAAATACTGTACTGGCTTAACGATCCTCTTGTGTCTGTTCCGTTTGTGTCAACGTAGATTGTCTTGCCAGTATTTCGAGCAAGAGCAATAGTTCCTGATTCATCTGGCAGGGTCCAGTCACGGTTGGCTGTAATGTCGGCAGTCTTTAGGCGACCAGTGAAAGATCCAAAGAACCAGACGAACCATCCACGCAGTCTTTCTATTGCAGCTATTGCTGGTGCTCCTGATTCGGAATTAAAAATTCCAAATTTATGGTGATAATCTCCACCAATAGTCAAAGATAGACCACCTGCTCCACTCTGAGAAAATCCAGTTAAACCATCTCCGTTTCCTGTATTAACCCCACTAATAGATGAATCCGAATTAGATGAGGTTGTGCTAAATGCCCCATCAGTGCCACGTATAACTAATGTGCCTGATCCTTCGCTTGAACTAGCAGTAGTCGCGCCAGCAATGTTGGCTCCGTTGCCGAAAATGTAGCCAGTTAGGTTTGTAGTGGTGCTGGTCGTAACGGTGTTCGGTCCGGCTGCGCCAGTGGGACCAGTGGGACCAGTAGGGCCGGATGGGCCTAATAAGGACAAAGTTAATTCAGTTCCGTCCACAACCGATAGGCTGTACTCTGGAGTCTCGTTTATGACCAGTTTATTTGCCATTATAGATTACTGATATTCGCTACAGAAGTCACACTGCCGTAAAGAAGTTTAGTTGTTACACCAGCTTTGGTCCAAAAGAAGTCCCACTTGTACTTTCGAGTGGGGCTAATGAGCTTTGTTTGGGTATCCGTTAAAACAAACTTGAGAGTGCCGTTGCCTTCACTAGTAATAGTAAAGGCTGCGATAAGGGGCTTCTTGTGCTCCTCGCGTATCTCCGCAATAAAAGTTGAGCTGCTAAAATCAACTGGATCGTCAAAGGCGTCAAGGACTCGCAACGTGAAGTTGAAGTCCTCGCCGCAAGAGATGGAGAGATCGTAGTTTGCTGCCGACATCGTGGACAAATATAGTTATTTGTCTATGCGATGTCAAGGCTTAACGCTTCGGCTGTGCCAGTGCGCGTTCGATGGCGACCATGAATCCGCCGCCGCTGTCTTCGCCACCGCCGCCACCGCCTTTGCCCATCTTACCACAGCGACATTTCTTTTCGTCGCCG